TTTGAACTTATGACCATCCCTGTGTTGTACATCATATCAACAATACAATCGACGGTGTCGCTTATGTCCCATGATCTGACAACGCCGTCTATATTGATGTCATAGGATAATTCTTTACTCCCAATTAATCCTACTTTATGGCCCTTATCTGCTAAGGCACGTACTATATCGTCCCAGTATCCTAGATTCCTCCTGTCCTCGTCGAGGCCTGCTCTTAGCCTCGGGGCGACTAGTATATCAGTCTTAATATTCCGTGCGGTTTGTGGAGCTGGCTGTACTTGTACGGCTTCGTAGCGGTATTGGGATCCTTTCCTATCAAAGGCCGCATCGATATATGTTATACCTCTATCACCGCGTTGTTTGAAGTATGATTTTATCTCGGCGGCGTCTTGTTGGCTTATTGGCTTGCCATGCCGCTTTTGGCAATCTGGCGTGAAATCTGTATAGTGATAGAATTCGTTGGCTGTTGGATACAGGCACTCCTCACCAGGTGCGCAGCATACGATTTTATAATCTGCATTGTGCTTATGGACGCGGCGTACATGAACCATCAGATACCAGCCGAATTCGCCAGACCACGGTAAGAAACAGACTTTATTCATTTCCATCCCGCAAGTCAGTTATAGATTCGACAACTAATACTCGTTTGCCGTTTTCATCTATCTTTATTTCGCCGTGCGTGGCTTTCCCCGACATTCCCAGACTTAGTATAATCTCCATCGCATCTTCCTCGGTGTCTATGGGAATAGTATCTTTCTTATGGATACCGCTTATATCTCTGATATTGTACTTCTTTGTGCGGAATTTTTTTAGCCATTTGAGCATTGTTCTACCTGTCTTATTACTTCTCTTGCTACGGCTTTCCCCGACACTTCGCCAGCATACTCGGGATCTTGCCAGTGCCTCAATGTCTTATTCTTAGCTTTTTGGCGTTTACCTGGGGTCCAGCCTTTTTTGCCAGCACATGATTTGCATAAGAATTTTGTATTCCCTCTTCTATATTGTCTATATACAGCGTCTGCAGTAGATAATATTTCTCTCATGCAATTATCGCAGTTAACTGTGACTCCCTGTTTAAGCAAGCCACCGGGCTTATCATCAAAGACGTCTTCAACCCCCATAGATTGTAGGATGGACATTATTTTTCCCATGGTATTTCCGATCAAAAATAAGGAAATTAGCTGAATGTCGTCCATTCTCAAATACAGCAAGGAGAACAAAGAATGGCCAAGCGTAAGAAGACACTTGAAGGATTCGGAAGCCCGTCAACGAGCGGCCAGAACAATCTGGCTGGAACGATGAAGCAGCTTGGTAAGATGCTAAGCACCAAGGGCATTCGTCCGGTTGGCGGCAATGTTACTGGCGTTACCAGTGGTGGGAAGCCTGTCGGCGGCGGTGATGTAAGATTGACTCCCATCGGCGGTAAGGGCATCTGCGCTGTTAGCCAAGGCAAGGGTCCGAAGGAAATGCCACAGGGCAGTACTGGCATGAAGACTACGGATATTGGTGGTGGCAAGAAGCTCGGCGGCAAGGACGTTAGAGACCAACCATAATCCTATTTCTAGGAAATGGGCAATTAGAATACCAACTTCCACGCAAAAATAGGATTGGAGACTCAAATGGACAAGATCCGGGCATTATTGGAGCAAATCGGCGGTTCGAAGGAACTGGTTGATCAGATCTTGGAGTCTTTGGGCGAGTATCAAGAGAAGTGCGTCACAGAGACTAAGACGGAATATTCCGAGAGACTAGGCAAAGCAAAAGAGGTCTGCATTGAAGAAGTGCAGTCCTATAAACGCGACTTGGCACGCAAGATGCAGATCTTCTTAGAGTCCAGGGTTGAGAAGATCGAGCAGCAGATCGCTAAGCAGGTAGCAATTAAGGACTCCGCTGCTGAATCTAAGCTTCAAGCCATCGTTGGGTTGCTAGAAGGCGTTGAGGTTAATAGAGAAGGCACAGATGCGGATCTCCAAGCTACAAAAAAGCAGGTCAAAAAGCTGCATGAGCAGGTCAAGAAGATAGATGGCGAGAGAAAGATTCTTGCTGAAAAAGCGAATCGGGCACATGGTCTCGCTGAAAAAACTCTGGAGAGGAATAAGGTCCTTGCGAGGGAATTGGTTGAATCCAAGTCCAATGACAAGAAGCCGATTTCCGAGTCTGACAAGAAGCCCGCTAAGTCCGCTAAGTCCAAGAAAAAGGGCAAGGTAGCGACAGAGGGCAAGAAAAAGAAGACACGGAAACAAATAATCGGCGAGTCACGCAAAGGAGCTAAGCCTATCACCACCCGCAAAGGCACTGAGTCCCAGATTGCCAAGAAGAAGCCTGCAAAGACTCAGGGTGCTCCCAGAACGCTAGGTGGATTCTCGCCCGATTCCATTGCAGCTACGATGGAACTCTAACCTGCTAACCTGCTAAACGCTAAAAGGAATTATACGATGGGTGAACATCTTAAAACGATCACCGAGGAGACGGACACTCACAAGCAGTCCGTCCTGACCGAGGCCCGCAAGAATGCCAACGTCAAGAAGTGGGCCCCCGTGCTGGGCAAATGCCGCGAGATTCCCCGCAAGAAGATGGGACTCATGGCCGCATTGCTGGAAAACCAGCATAACGCTTGGGACCCCAAGGGCCGTTCCGTCCTGTTTGAGGACATGACCACAACTGGTAACGTCGCTGACTTTACCAGGTTTGCACTTCCGCTCATTCGCAAGAGCTACGCCCGCTTGATTGCGGATAATCTGGTTGGCGTGCAGCCGATGAGCCAGCCCGCCTCTCTGATTTTCTACATCAGATACCGCTATGCTCTGAACAAGGGCCAGACGGTTGCGGGGACGCAGATCATGCGTCAAAACACCAGCCAGGCTTACTCCAAGCAAAATGGCTGGGCATTGGACCCGTACTACAGCTCACAGCAGGTTCGCGGCGAAGACCTGACTCTGGCTGCTGGGACTGACGGTGCCACGATCTCCGGTACCCTCCAGCACCGCCCGATTCTGGCCGGTACCGTAACCCTCAACGTCTACGAGGAAGACCAGCTGACCGAGGCCTGCGAGAATGTAGTTCCGTTCCTGCAAGTCACGTTTGATGCAGCGGGTGCTGTCGATACCGTCATCCAGCGCGATGACACCGACGTAACTGGTGCTCTAGAAGTCGACGAGGTTAATAGCGTCTTCGACTCCACCGACGGATCGGTTACGCTAATCATCACTGGTGGAGCCCTGCCGGATGGCGCGTTCGCCAGAGCCAACTACGAGTACGACCTGGAAGCTAACCCCTTCCAGCCCGAGTTGACCCTAAGCATCGATAGCGACAGCGTTGCTGCCGTTACTCGTAAGCTGAAGACAGCTTGGTCGCTTGAGGCCGCTCAGGACCTTAAGGCCGTGCACAACATCGATGCTGAGAGCACGCTGACCGATCTTATGGCCGATGAGATGGTTGCTGAAATCGACCGTGAAATCATCAACGACTTGATCATCGCGGCCGCAATTCGCGCAACGCACAACTTCGCAACCGCCGCCGGTGCGTCCGTGAACTTCACTGACCGCAACATCGCGTTGCTGTACAAGGTGCTGGAAGTCGCGAATATCATCCACCGCACGACCCTACGTGGGCCAGCGAACTGGATGGTAACTTCCGCCGATATCAGCTCGAAGTTCGAGCAGCTGAACGACTTCCGTGGTAGCGATGCCCTGGTTGACGAAGGCCTGGATATCGGTATCATGAATGCTGGCACCATTCAGGGCAAGCTGCACCTGTACAAAGACCCGCTCTTCCCGAACTGCAAAATCCTGCTAGGCTACAAGGGTAATAGCGTTCTGGATGCCGGATACTTCTACGCTCCGTACATCCCACTACTTTCTACTCCTACCGTGCTTGATCCTAATAGCTTCACGCCGAACAAAGGGATCATGACAAGGTATGGTAAGAAAATGATAGAGGACGGAGGCTTATACTACGCCACTATAACGGTTTCTAACCTATAGCGGTCATTGTGATACGATAGCGAAAGGCCCGGATCAATATTGATCCGGGCCTTTCGCTTATACAAAGATATAATGACAAACCATTATATCTTTGTATTTTAAGTCATTATGCTTTTGTATGATATGCCTTTCCCGCACTTTTCAGTCAAAAATATAATGAATAAATCATCAATAATATTATGATGAAATGCGGTATTATTGATGATATTGCGGTTAGTATTGTTACGGATTTTATTTTTAGATCATTACATCATTGCGATAAAAGTCATTATATTTTGATTAATTATACGGCGAAATCTAGATCTAAATTGACACTAGAACAGAAGAAATATCTGAATCAATATTATTGTAGATCTTGGAAAGCGTGGGTCGGGCGGCATACTTACAGCGCAATATCAGAAGATAGATCAAAAGGTAGGCTGCATGATATAGATATTGATTATATAACTGAGTTACTTAATAGATCCAGCAAATGTTGTATTAGTGGATTGGAATTGACCCATGATAAATCGTTATACTCATTATCTATTGATAGGATTGATAATAGGTGTGGCCATCTGAAGAACAACGTTCAACTTGTATGTATGGGTGTGAATCTGGCTAAAAACAGGCATACTGATGGCGATGTAAAATTTCTACTGGAATGTATCAACGGCCGGGAATTTATTCCAGATCGTATCTCTAGAGATTATATATCTGTATGTGTTAGAAATTCTAAGAATAGGGACCGTATTAAGCAGGCGGCAAATGATATAACTACCGACGAAATATTAAAAATATTAGAAGACCAGCATGGTAAGTGTTGTTTTAGTGGAATAAATTTGGCATGTTATAAGCATCCGTGTTTGTCTATTTCTATTGATAGGATTGATAATAATTTAGGACATGTCATTGGTAATGTGAGATTAGTTGCTAAATCTATTAATCTTGTCAAAGGCCGCAGATTAGATGGCCAACTTCTTGATTGGCTGAAAGCGATAAGGAACTATGAAAATAACAGAACAATTACTACATGAACTTGCTGCTGTGCGTGGTGAATCATTTTCATCTATCGCAAAAACTACCGGTAAGCATGTAAGCTATATTTCGAGGAAGGCTAAGCAATTTGGTATAATTAGTGAGCATATAAATGATATAAAAACTAAACCGCTACCGTTAGAGGTAATCTATGAGCAGTATGCATCTGGTGTTAGCCTCCATGGTCTCCATATTAGATATAAATGTCCAGTGGCTAGGATAAAGAGACACCTGAGAAAGAAATACCCCGGCATTAAATTCAGAACTATGAATGAGGCTAAGAGGCCGGACGAGCTAAATAGTTATATGAAGCTTGATCAATTCGGTCGAGATGGAATGACGTTTAAAGAAATATCGTCTATATTAAACGTGAAGAGATCGACAGTCATAGCGGCATATAAGAGGATTGAGAGATCTAGATCTGATATAGATGAATGCTCGATTTTGCCATACAAAGAGCTGAAACGTTTGTATTGGGAAGAGGGCTTAACAGCAAATATTATTGCGGAGAGATTTGATTCTAGTAGCAAAAGGATAATCAAATCATTAAAAGAATATGATATATCAGCGAGGGTAAGTGATAAGGCCACCCAGCAGCCTTACGATTTTGATGGGGAATATGAAGACCTGACCATTACTGATCCAATTTATTTTGGTAATTGGAAAGAACATTTTTGCGGGCATGGGGAATGTTCTGAGTGGTTGATCGGCAATGGCTTCGTCCATGTGGTATGGCCACAAGATATATTGGCACGCGCGATATATAAACTTGATCTGCCAAAGATCAAGTTGAATGCTAATTGTCCTAATCCAGATGTGGTGGCATTAATTCGTAGTTTTTCTAAACATTATTATAAGTCTTATCATAAAGGCTATATGCCAATATCGGCAGCATGGGAACGTGGAAACTTGTGCGTGCTTAGACAAGCGATGGAAATGGTGTGGGATGGCGGTAGACAGATAGGCATTTATGAATTAATAAGAATAATTGGCAAGTACTTCAAGGATTTTTCTCCGGTTTCTGTTTTTAAACCGTGGGTGGCGTCATATATTTATGATAAGTACATCCCTAACGGTGGTAGGGTAATTGACCCTTGTATGGGGTGGGGTGGGAGATTATTGGGATGCACTGGTAGGAATATTGAGTATATGGGGTATGATTTAAACCAAAATTCGGTTGATGCTAACTCTGGGTTGGCTAAGTTTGTTGGATCCGGGATCGGAAAATATAAATTCGTATGTGGGGACTCCTCCGAGTTGGATTTTGAGGATGGTGATTTGTTGCTGACTTCGCCACCCTATGATGATTGTGAATTTTATTGCGGGATAGATTCATCAACAACTAAGACCAACCCTATAATTGATAATATATTCAAAAAGTTTACCGGCACCATTGCTGTTAATATTCCGTTGAGAAAAGAAGGCGATGTAATATCTATAGCTGGTAGATATGGTCGCAAATTGTCTGATAGGTTAAAGATGAAAACCAGTTCTTTTATGGGACGCGAAAAAACGTTTGAACCTATCCTAGTGTTTGAATAGCCACTTTCTCGTTGCCCCGATGCGTGCCACGACAACCGACGTGGGCCAAGGAGCAGTAAATATGAACCAAGGGAACGATCTGAGTAGATTGCTCAAAGAATTATTGAATCATAATGATAAGAACTATGGGACGTGGACCTCATCTATGAGGATCAGAGTCAAGGCGGCAATAGAGCACTGCACGCCCTCCCCGGTATTGCCCCAGTCGCCTTTGGACCAGCCCGATGAATGCCCGCATTGCCATAGTGCCCAATCGTTGAAGAAGATCATCGTCGATTGGACATCCCCAGCATATGAGGGTTGGATATGCGAGGACTGCATACAGGAGATAGACGCCGCTATATTCCCGGACGCCTTCATTGCCTATCGGCCGCTACGAACACCTCGGGAGTTCATATTCGAGGGGCATTGAAATTCTAATGAAAGAGTACAGAAT